GTTTTATTTTTTTTGGCAGAAACGTTTCAAGAAAAACGTTCCGGCTGAGGATGGGATATAAGAATAACGTAAAAATTCCCACTTTCGGGGTCGACTTCCTGTTAAATTACAATTACATGCTCTGTAACCCACAGGAAAAGACAGGCAAGCACAATCACACCCACTGTGCATGTGTAGTAAGCCAGCAAGGGAAACCTTTACAGCAACAGTTCATGTAGTGATAGTATTCATTCCCTGATGCCATGGCATATGCTTTGCATTAGCAATCTATATGCCATAAAATGGCATAGGAATTGCTTGCCTGCCTTTTCCTGTGGGTACAGAGCATGTAACTGTAATTTAACAGGAGGTCGACCCCGAAAGTGGGAATTTCTACGTATATCTTATATCCCATCCTCAGCCGGAACGTTTTTCTTGAAACGTTTCTGCCAAAAAAAATAAAACTAAAAAACACCAGCTTTTCTTGTTGACTTTCGTCTCTAAACATGATATAATCGTACTTGTTTAAAAGCAAAGGCAATAAAAACAAATAATTATTTAAAAGCATACATATGTTTATATATGTTGGGTTTTAAATAAGTTGAAAAATCAACAACAAAAGGCAGTGTTTATTAACATGATATGAGAGGGGGGTAGTGTGCCTAGTGATGAGAGCGTAATAGAGCATAGGGAGAGTGTGTATGGGCCGCCTAGGATGTTCTTTGAGTCTTACGGTGTTATCTGCAAGGTGTTAGACGAGTATGCTCATGCTGGTCAGGGAGAGGAGTGTAACCACGCTCATTTATCTGCAATGAAGATGGTAGCTTTGAAGGTATTGCGTAGTTGTTGGTGTCCTAAGGTTGGTGATAACTATGTAGATGGTCGTAATTATATGTCTATAGCTGAAATGAACGTCCCAGAGGAGAGGGTGTGAGCGAAAGGTGGATACCTAAGAAGTGTAAGAACCCTGTGAAGGCCATCAGGGAGATGTGTGTAGAGTGTATGGGCGGTGGTTGTCCAAGTGATCTAATAACCAACTGCCCTAGCAAGGAATGTGCGTTGTATGAGTTCAGGTTTGGGAGAAATCCCTACAGAAAGCCTCCTTCGGAGAAGCAATTGGCTTCTGCTATGGAGAATATGGTTAAACTTAAGCTAGGAAAGGGTTGATTTTATGTCAGACTTAGATAAGATGTGTGGTATGTGGGAGAACGAGGACAAGAATGGTAACAAATATTTCAACGGAAAGCTAAAAGATGGAACTAAGATGGTTATGTTCGTTAATTCCTTTAAAGATAAAGAGACTTCTCCCGACTTCTATCTATACAAAGATGAGTCCAGCGCAGAAGGAAAAGATTTGCCCATATAAGGCAACCCCAGCCCCCCTTAAACCACAGGGGTACGCTATAACAACATGGAGGCGACAAGATGGACGCAATTTTAGGGTTTCTATCAGCAGGTAATCCTTGGGTAGCTGCTGTAACTGGGATTATTACTGCAAGTACTGCTGTAACTGCTATTACCCCAACAAAGAGTGATGATAAAGCTATTAACTTTATACTGAAGTTGCTGAATCTATTCGCAGGGAACGTGTTAAGGAACAAGAATAAGGATGGGTAGGCACACTTGCCTGTCTAGCGGTTGCGCTTTAGCGCCCTCCCTTTCGGGCTAAATCCTCCTCTACCGCTGGGCAGGCTTTTACTTTAGGAGATGTTATGCCAGTAAGAGAAACTAAAGAGGGCGTTATGTTTGCCAAGGGCGGTATGGCTGGCCCCGGTAGACCTAAGGCTATGATTAACCGCAATAGACTTGTCACAGAGGTTCTTAACAAGTTAAACTTTGAACCCCTTAAGGAAGCAGTTGATCTATACAGGAATGAAGACACTCCTGCCTCTATAAAGTCAGCACTTGTTATGAAAATGATGAGGTTGGTGTATCCAGAGGTTAAGAATGTCCAAGTTGAGAGCAACACTATGTCTGCTGCCAGCATGGTTAACCCTATAGCTGAGGCTATGCTACAGATACAGGGTAAAAAAGAAGGCTTCGATTATAATTCAAGGATAGAGAGTGTCCCAAAAGTTAGAGTCACAACAGAAGAGGCTGGTTCGACTAATTAAGGATAGGCGGTGGAGGATTAACAACCTCTACCACATACGCCCCAAAGAGGGCAGTATGTTAGTCCCTTTTAAGATGAACTGGGCGCAGACTGAACTCTACGAGGGTATGTGGAATAGGTCTATCGTTCTCAAGGCTAGACAATTAGGTGTAACTACATTCTTCTCTATTCTATTCCTTGATGATTGCTTGTTTAACCCTAACCGGGAGGCTGGCATCATAGCTGATACTAGAGAGAACGCTGAAGAGATCTTCCGTACTAAGGTTAAGGATGTCTGGGATAACGTTGCGAAAGACATCCCTGCGCTTAGGAAGCTGATAACCGATTCCATATCACTGGAGTCTGACCAAGGGAAGAGACTCATATTTAGCAATGGCTCTGCCTTCCGTGTATCCACTTCTATGCGCTCTGGTACGCTTAGCCAACTACTCATCACTGAGTACGGCAAGATTTGTGCCAAGGAACCGGAAAAGGCTAGAGAGATAAGGACAGGTAGTATTGAGACCCTGCCTAGAGATGCCTTGCTAGCTATGGAGTCTACCGCAATGGGGAATGAGGGAGACTTTTTCAATAAGTGCAGAGACGCTGAGCTAGATTGCCTGTCTAAGAAAGAGCTTACCACTATGGACTATAAGTTCTTTTTCTTTCCTTGGTACAGAGAGAAGGGGTACAATCTAAAAACCTCCGCCTCTATCCCACCAGATTTAGTTGAGTATTTCAATAAACAAACAGAAGAGCTAGGTGTTAAGTTTACAAAAGACCAGATGGCTTGGTACTCCAAGAAGAACTCGGAGCTTGGAGATGATGTCAAAAGGGAGTATCCTACCACAGCTAGAGAAGCATTTGAGCAGAGTATAGAAGGTGCTTATCTTTCTAGGCACATGCAGGCTGCATATATTGATGGTAGGATAGACAGTGTGCCGTATATCAAGAGCCTGCCCGTACACACGGCTTGGGATCTTGGTATTAATGACACTACTTGTATATGGTTCTTTCAGATACACCTAGACTGTATACGTTTTATAGATTACTATGAGAACTCTGATGAGGGTTTGACGCATTACGTCAATCTCTTAAAGCAGAGGGACTACCTTTACGGTAGGCATCTTGCACCGCATGATATTGAGGTGAGAGATTTTACCATTGGTAAGACTAGAAAAGAGTTTGCTAGGGAGCAAGGGCTTATCTTTGACACAGTGCCTAGGCCTAGTGATGTTATGGACAAAATAGAGAGCGTGAGGAACCTGTTTTCTCAATTCTACTTTGACGAGGGTAAGTGTTCTAGAGGGCTAAGTTGCCTAAAGAACTATAGGAAGGAGTGGGATGATAAAAATGGTTGTTACAAGAATCGTCCGTTGCATAATTGGGCTTCTCACGGATTTGATGCACTGTCCACTTGTACCCTCGGCTTTGAAGCGGGGTTTCTTGACGTTAAGGATCTACAGCATTCGGCTGTGGTTGAATTTGATATTTTTGAATAGGAGATAGATATGGGTATGGGTGGGAAAGGCTCTATGCCAGCAATGCCAGCCCCTATGACGGTTGCACCGCCTAGAGAGGCAGATTATCTTGGGGTTAAGGAACCTCTTCCTGAGATCCCTGAGATAACCCAAGCCAAGCTAGACCTAGAGAAGCGTAATAAGTTAAGACGGTTGGCTAGTACTGATACTAGGGAATCTACCATTGCTAATATTGGTGGCGGCCTTGGTGAAGCTACAGAGGAAGATGAGGAAATACTCAAGCGTAGGTTGTTTGTTAAGCCTAAGAATGTGGGCAAAGACCCGTCTAAGGGTTTACTTTCAGAGGATGCGTAGATGGGATTGTTCCCCGGTAAAATGGGATTGCTGCCCGGTGAAATGGGATTGTTGCCCGGTCAAAGCGGTGGCATAGTTCAGAGGCAGAGAGACTACACCATCCGTGATGCTATGGGTATTAGCCAGCGGTACGAGAACCCTAATCTTAAAGGGTACTCTTATC